TCCGACGCGCGCCCCACAATATAGGCTGGCTTACTCTTTTGCATTGCCACCCCACAGGACAAGCGGAGTGCCGTCCTTGCCTTGATGCTCTTGCACGCTGGTTTCCTTCCAGCCCATGCGGGTCTTGCTCCACCAGATGGCCGCAGTCGTGTCGCCAGACAGCGCCTTGTTGTAAAGCGTTCCGGCCACCTTGGCGTTCGCCTTGGTCGCCGCCGTGTCAAGTTCCTGGCGGAAGTGCTTACGTAGCGTCTTCTCGTCAATGCCGTCGCGCAGAACGCGGGCAATCGAATCCTGCGGGATGCCAACGGCGCTCATCTGCTCGACCATCCTGCGCTCGTCGTCGGTCGGCTTAAACGATGGTTTTGTCACCCGTTTAGCTGGCATTTTCTTTTATAGTCGGGAATTTCTCGCCGCTACCCTCTAGTGTTGCTTGCTCTCCGGTGAAGTCCTGCCAGCGTTTTACGATGACATCGCAGTAACGCGGGTCGAGTTCCATTAACCGGGAATGGCGACCGTTCTTTTCTGCGGCGATCATTGTGGTGCCGGAGCCGCCGAAGCTGTCTAAAATTAAATCGCCGCCCTTGGTGTTGTTCAGCATTTGGTATTCAAACAATCCGACCGGCTTCATCGTCGGATGCTCTTTGCTTCGAGACGGTCGGTCAAATTCCAATATTGTGACCCGTCCGTCGGTCGCCCAAAGATGCCCCGCGCCATCCTTCCATCCATACAAGCAAGGTTCATGCTTCCAATGGTAATCCTGCCGCCCCATGACCATCGTTTGCTTCTTCCAAATCAAACACTGGCGTATCTGCCAGCCAATATCGTGCGCCGCACCCCGGAAGTTGTAGCCTTCTGAATCAGCGTGCCAGATATAGAAAACCGCCCCAGATTTCATAACAGCGTCTGCGGCAGAGTATGAATCGCGCAAAAACTGCCTGAATTGGTCATCACCCATTTCGTCGTTTTGTATTTTCAAGGCGTCTTTTGTCTTCCCCTCATACGCCACGTTATATGGTGGGTCTGTTAGCCACATATCGGCACGGTGTTCGCCACACAACGCTTCTAGAGCATCAATGCTGGTCGAGTCCCCACACATCAGCCGGTGATCGCCCAGCAGCCAAACGTCGCCGGGCTTAGTCACTGGGTCGTCTGGAACGTCCGGCACTGCGTCTTCGTCGGTCAGCCCTTCGGTCTTATCAGCCAGCAGCGTTGCCATTTCATCATCGCCAAAGCCAAGCAGGGACAAATCAAACCCCTCATCGGATAGCCCGGTCATTTCGACCTTAAGCAAGTCCAAGTCCCACCCTGCGTTGAGTGCGAGTTTATTGTCTGCGATGACGTATGCGCGCTGTTGTGCGGGCGTCAGGTAGCCGAGTTCGAGTGTCGGGACCGTCTCCATGCCTAACTTGCGCGCGGCCAGTAAGCGGCCATGCCCGGCAATGATCCCGCCTTCCCCGTCAGTCAGGATCGGGTTGGTAAATCCAAATTCCTTAATGCTGGCCGCGATCTGTGCGACCTGCTCATCACTATGTGTTCGGCTGTTTGCGACGTATGGCACAAGGTCTGAAACCTTGCGCTCAATAATCTCCTGCTTTGGGTTGAGTTTCTTGGTCATAGCCTCACCATACCACAATCAGCAAAAGCACCGCAATCGCAATGGCTTGCACGGCTGTAACCAGTCTCCAGGCGTGTATTGCGTCCCTCATGTCTTTTCCTCCGTTATGCCAGCAATGGCGGACGCAGTGATGCCTGCCCGCTTCCGCAGTTCAGTGCGCCACCAGTAGCCCCCCTGCCCCTGTTCTCGGGGGGGGAAGCGTCCTCTGCAACCAAGCGCCCACAAGATCGCCTCCTGCAACTTCTCGGCGTCTGCTTGTCCTGCCTCGTATGCGGCAACAGCCACTTGCGACGCAGGATGCAGCGCCCACTTTCCCTCTCGGTTCTCCGCTGCCAACAACGCACCGCGCAGATAGGCACCGCGCAGATAGGCACCGCGCAGATCGGCACCACGCAGATCGGCACCACGCAGATTGGCGCCGCGCAGATCGGCATCGCGCAGATTGACATCGCTCAGATTGGCATCACGCAGATCGGCATGGCCCAGATCGGCACCACACAGATCGGCACCACGCAGATTGGCATCACGCAGATCGGCGCCACGAAGATTGGCATCGCTCAGATCGGCACCGTACAGATCGGCACCGTACAGATCGACACCGCGCAGATCGGCACCGTTCAGATCGGCACCGTTCAGATCGGCATTTTCCCACCGAGAAAGCTGGACCGCTGCACCCAACTGAACGCCGCGTGAATAGCTCTCGTAATGGGCGCCAAGTTCAGCCTCGAATACTACGTCGTCTGTGAGGCGGTGTTTAATCGCGAATTTAAATGTGTCAGTCATGCTGTTTTCCTTTTCTCATTGGTTCATGTCAGTCATTATGAGCCTCTTGGATAAGGCAATCCCACCGATTTTCGATAAGATAGTCATTGTAAATCTCGAACTCATCGTCCGTAGTATCGCGCCAATGCTTGTTGTCGAACGGCGCAACCTCTATTTCGATGGATTGAATCTCAATCGCTTCAGGCTCGGGGGGATCAATCGGCGCAAATTCCCCTCGTGGCGTGAAGGCTGGCCGCGCGCGGTGATGTGTGAATGAAGCACGGCCTTCTTCTGAACCAACAACATTCCCTTCCGCATCTTCTGTTTCGTAGGTAAACAGCATCGTAAATTTGGTCATCGCTCTTTCCTTTTCTCAATTGCCCTGTGAATTTTCAAGCGTTCGCATAATGAGGGTGTGAATGCGTCGCCGTCTGCCCATCCGGGCGTTACAAAGTTCAATCAAATCACTCAGGCTCGGCATGAACGTCGATTGTCTGCCCGCTGCCCGTATCGCCGCCATCGCCACATCTGCTGGATAGCCCTTCAATTCCGCTTTCAGAATCTCGTTCGCTAAGTCCAGGTCGTCGTCCGCTACCGCTCTTGATGCCGTCACCGTCCGAAGTCCCGCTAGCGCCTTGTCCAACATCGTGTCCGATGCGGGCTGGCCCATCGCCCCCGCCGTCACCGCCGCCGCTTCCATCAGAACCGATCTCGCTGGAACCCCATACATCCCCCACCGTGTTTCCAGTGACGCCGTGTTCCCGTCCGCTGCGATGTATAGACCGATTTGCGGCGGCAACTGCTGAACCATGTTTCGTTCCGTTTCGACCGGATCGCTTGCCATCACCGATTTCCTTGGCACAACGCCGGACCCAACTTCGCCATGTGGCGTGCCAATCGTGTTTTGCGCCCTTTTGGCTGGATCGGCTCCAATCAACGATGTTGTCACGCTCTGCATTGATTTCATTTTCGGTCAATCCTTTCGATGCCGCATAAAGACGCAGCCTATCATTCGGTTGCCAATCTTCCGGCAATCGGGTTGCACGCTTTGGCACACGCCCCCCTTGGGGGGACTGTACCGTAGGTACAGGGGGGTTATATGGTTCTGGCTCTGGTTCTGGTATGCTTGCGTTTGGGTTAAGCGAATTGGAAGCGTTCGCTTGGGCCAAGTCATTGTTTTTATTGGATACAGCCCTCCCACCCTTAGCGCCATTTTCACGGTTTTTCGTTATTTTTTCTTGCGTATTTTCCCAAATTTCCAACAGTTTTCCTTGCGAAATGTCCCCATCCTTGATGATTAGGAACTGCGAAAGGCGCTCTTTTGTGCGCTTCCACTTGGCAACAGTCAGGCCCAAAATCCGTGCGTTGTCCTTGTCGTTATCAGGCACGGATCCATTGCGTCGCCACATAGCGGCCAGCAGCAACAGGTAAGCGCCATGCTCCTCTGTCGTCAGGTGCGTTGTGTCGGCCAAGTAGGCGTCCCAATACATCGGCATTGATGGGGCTTTACTCACGCAAAAAATCTCCAACTCGGGCGGCAGAGATTTGCTTGATAGTGATAGGGTCGGACTGTATATTCCGTCTATCGGCGCTGTGACTCTGCCAAGATGTTACACAGCGTTAGTTGGACGGGACACCGTGGCAGGGCCGTCCAACATTTAGTTTACACGATACCGCGAGACATTCAAGCGGATTTCACCTTTGGCGGGAGATACGCCCGCGCATAGTGTGGTTGGCAGTAAGACTTCCCCGGCAATGTTCGATCCCCGCAGAAGTCACGCGCCCGCGCTTCCCCTTCGATCCACTGGCAAGATGTAACTGGCCCGAATGTCTGCATGGGCCGCTGCCTGCTTGTGTGTTCCACCATTTCAGCGTGAGTCTGCTTGGACTCGGATGTTTGCAAGGCAGTATCCCGTGCCACCTGCCGACGCCGTGCAGCCGTGCGCTCTGATAATGGGCCGTCCTTTGGCCTGATTGGGCTAGGCCGTGCGGGCAACTCTAGGCGGTGGGATTTGCCAATCACCGCGTTGCGTGTACATCCCATTTGCTCAGCAATTGCGTTGGCCGTCACTCCTTCTGCCCACAATTCTGTTAGCTGCGCGATCCGCCGTTCAGTCCAGAAGGTATGACGTGAATAAACGGGGACGCCAAGCTTTTGACGCGCGATTGTGATGGCGCTCGGGGTCAGGTTAACAGCCTCGGCGATGTTCACATCGGAACCATACTGTTCCTGCAATGCGGACATATCCTCCGCACTTTTCGGGGGCCAATTTGCTTTATCCATTGTCTGTTCCTTTGTTGATTGCTTTGTTGGACAGGGCGGACGCATTGTCTAGCTTTGCCCTAAATTCATCATCAGATTCCCGCAAGTGACTTGCGCGGTGGCTCCCGTAAATTACCGTGGAATGGTCGCGGTTCAAGAAGTGTCCGACCTGCGCCGATGATGCGCCCGTAAGGTTCCACGCCAGCCACATGAAGGCCGCGCGCGCTCTAGCCGCATCACGATGCTGCCTCGGTCCACGCAAAGCCTTGATGGTCACGCCGAACACATCACAAACCACGCTCGCAATGATTTCAAACTCATCATCCGAAGCTGTAGCCAAGGAAACCGGAACCTGCTTTCGCCTTAGTTTCTTCTCCAAATCCTCGCAAAAGGCGCGCAACTCTGCGACCTCGTTTCGCAATGCGCCGATAGATTTTGCTGTCACGTCATTCATTTTGCACCTGGATGGTCGTCATGGGTTTGATCGTCGTATTGCGCGGCCTCTTGCGCCTCAGACATAAGCGCGCACGGCTTGTCTGCGGCTCTCTGCCACCGTTCATCGTGTTCGGGGCGGGCTTTTTTATTCATCGTGGTTTTCCTCCGTTGTTTCGATTTCAATCTGAGCGCCTACAACTGCGCCCCACCGTATCCGCAGATCAACGACCTGCGAATCATCCTCAAATGCTGCAATGTGAGTAAGCAGATCGAGCAGCGGCTTGAGCAA